TTTCATTAAGGTTCTCGAAATCATTTTTATATTTCTTTTTTATAATGATGAACAATATCAATAATAATATGGGAATCCAAAATAATACGTTTTGCATCATTCTTTATATTATAGGAATATATTTCATATACAAAAAATTATATTTTGAAGATTTTAGTTCACACTTAAAACATTTTTATTATATATAATATGAAAGTTCTTTTAGTAACAGGGGGTACAGGTTTAGTAGGAAATAGTGTAAAGGCTATATCTAAAGAGTATATAGATAAATATAAGTTTATTTATATTTCATCTAAAGATTTCGATCTATCTTTATTTGATGAAACAAAGGCAATGTTTGAAAGATATAAACCACATTATGTTATTCATTTGGCTGCGTGTGTAGGTGGTTTGTATAAAAATATGAATAATAAAGTTGAAATGTTAGAAAAGAACTTAATTATAAATTACAATGTTGTTAAATGTTGTCATGATTACAAAGTAGAAAAATTAATATCGTGTTTATCAACGTGTATTTTTCCAGATAATGTTACATATCCGATAGACGAAACGTTTTTACATAATGGACCACCTCATTATTCAAATTATGCATATGCTTATTCAAAACGTATGTTAGAAATTCATTCTAATGTATATAGGGAAAATTACGGTGATAATTTTATATGTGTATCGCCTACAAATGTATATGGACCGTACGATAATTTTGATTTAGAGGATGGACACGTGTTACCTGCTCTTATTCATAAATGTTTTTTAGCAAAGGAAAACAATGAAGATTTTGTTATAAGGGGTACTGGTAGTCCACTGCGCCAATTTATCTATTCGGAAGATTTAGCAAAACTAATAATGATAATAATGGAAAATCATAATGATAATAATCTTATATTATCAGTACCAGAATCTCACGAAATAAGTATTAGAGATATTGGAAGACTAATTGCAAAGAGTTATGGTTATGAAAATAGAATAGTATTTGATTCATCTTATAGTGATGGACAATATAAAAAAACCGTTTCTGTTGAAAAATTATTGAGTAAAATTGGCGATTTTAAATTTACGAATATTGAGAATGGTATTCAAAAAACAGTTGAATGGTTTGTAAAAAATCAATCTTCATCGTTATAATATCCGTTTGGGTCTAAATTTCAAAATATCGAGAACTTTTGTGGTTGTCGGAAATTCTTCCGTACCATAAATATCTTGTAATAGTAACCACTCGAATATTCCACCCATATACATATATACATTACTAAATCCTAAACTATTCAATTGTTTATATTTCGTTTCCACGGTTTCGTCGTTGGTATTTTTCCCATATATGATAATATGTTTGGTCGATAAATCATAACTTGCTAATAAATCATTGATGGTTTTTTCTTCTAGTTCATATGGTAAAGTGGTTTGAATGAGACAACTTTGGTCTCCAATGAAGAGAGTATTTATGATTAGATATCGATGGGTATTTTTAATGGCGGTTTGTACATCTTCGAAATTGATTTTTTTATAGTTAGTTTGAAATAATGATGAGAACATAGAATATATTATCTTATTGCTCTATATTTTTTATCTGTAAAATTGAATTACTTTATCTTTTTACCAACAACAAATAACCAAAACAAATATCCAAAACACATCAACCAAAACACATCAACCAATTATCTTTAAAAAGAAAAATGAATATGCTACAATTAGAGAAAATCGTATTTGGGAATGGCCAAGGTCATTATCTCAAAGTATTATCATTTGGTCTCGATGATAAAAAATCATACGAAATCCATTTCAATTCCGAATGTATAGAATTTTATTGTCATAGTTGTCAGGCAAATCGTAGTTATGTATGTAATTGTTCGGATTATGAATGGAACCAAGGTTTTATTATGAATGATACTATAATGACATCGAATAAATTGGATGTTATTATGCGAAAATATGAGTTGATGAAAGAAAATATAAAAATATTACAATTTATGTCGAGGGATGAATTATGTACGTGGTTAGCTAATAAAATCAAGGAAAATGAGGAAATCGAATATGACTGTAATTTCTAGAGTGAAAAATATATATTTTAGGAGATTTTACAATTGTAATTTTGTGAGTATAATATATATATATTTTTTTGTGAAAGATGGCAAGTTCCGTTAAAAAAGGAAAGGTTAAACTACTTATCATTGACCCGCAAAACAGTTTTACTGAAGGAGGTTCCTTGGCGGTAAATGGTGCTACTGCAGATTATGACCGATTAATCACGATGTTAAAGGAGGTTGGAGACAATATAAATGAAATACACGTATCTCTTGATACACATACACCAAACCACATTGGTCATCCAGGATTTTGGGAACAAACGAATGAACAAGCTATTCCTAACTCTATTTGGGAGTTAAGTATCGATAACAAAACTAATATCATTACCGGCAAAAGCATAATTGACAAACGTGAAATCACCATTACTCCTAAAAATGTAGATTTAAACGATTATGTATATAAATATTTGAAGTGGTTTGATACAGGTGCGAACACCCACGGGCAAAGATGCTTTATATGGTTTGAGCATTGTCTTGAAAAAACTAATGGACATGAAGTAGCTAAAATATTACAAGATAAATTAACAGTATTAGGTAATAAAGTCAAATATCATATCAAAGGCCAAAATAATTTGGCGGAAATGTATAGTATATTCAAAGCCGAATATCCAGTTGAAGAAAATCCAGAATATGAAAAAGTACAAGCTTTTGCATACGAAGGTGGTAAAAATACTGATGTTAAAGATTTGTTAGATGGTACTGCAGATACATATGACAAAGTTATTAAAAAAGTAAATTTAAAAACAAATTTGAATACTGAATTGTTAGATAATTTACTTGGAACTAAAGAGGACCAAAATACAGTATATATTTGTGGAGAAGCAAGAACTCATTGTGTAAAGAGTTCTTTAATTGATATGTTAGAATATGCAGAAGCAAAAGGTTTAGACCAAACAAAAATAATATTTATAAAAAATGCGTCGTCACCAATTATGAATACTCCAAACGATATATTACGAAAGGCGACTGGTGTAAATCAACGTGCAACTCGTGAATTTTTAGAAGACGAGGCAATAACGGGTGTTCCTATTAAGGTCGATGCAAAATATAAAATGTATAACGCATTGTCAATGACTACAGATTACATAATAGAAAAATTTCAAGGTTATGGCGTAAACGCTAGTGGAGGTAGAAAATCTAGAAAATCTAGAAAATCCAGAAAATCAAGAAAAAATAGAAAATCAAGAAAACAAAGAAAATCCAGAAAATAAATTACATAGAATTCAAATACGATTATATGCAATTTCGAATAAAAAATTGAATTACTTTTTTATTCAATAACCAAAAACAACCCAAACAACCCAAATAACCAAAAACAACCAATAACCAATAACCAATAACCAAAAACACTTACTAAAAGAATGGAATCAGAATCAAAACCAATCGAAGAAAACCCAAAAGAAAAGAAAATAAGATGCTGTACATTTTGTAATAAAGAAGGACATAATTATAAACAATGCGATGACCCACAAATGCAAGTATTAATACGAGATGTGAAAAATAGAGTTGAAATATGTGAAAACAGAGATGATTTATATAAATTCTTAACCTTTTGTTTAACTAGAAAAACATTACGTATAATAGCGAATCATTTACAATTACCTACAAAATTAAAAAAACCGGAATTAGTAAATAATTTAATGCAACCATTGATTGATAGTCAAGTAAAACAATATATAAATAATTTTAGAAAAATCGAACACCTTATCACACAACATCCAAATAAACCATTAGACGAAATTATAACATCAATTATGTTAACAATGATAAATGAAGAAGAAATGATACAAAGACCCAGTGGTGAAATCATCGAAATTGTATTTGATTGGTTAGAAGGAATATATAATGGTCAATCACCAAATACTCAAAGAATAATATATAGTGGTTTTAGTGTAGCATTACAACAAATAAATTTAAATAATGGAATAACACCAATGAATGAATTAAGACTGTGGAAAGTTGAAAGTTTATTATTATGTTTAGAAACGTATGATGAATTAAATAAAAAGAAAGAATGCCCAATATGCTTAGAAGAAGTAAAAACAATCAATATATTAACAACGAATTGTAATCACGAATTTTGTGGTGAATGTATTATGAAAAAACTAGATACTGACCGTTCGAAATGTACTCCGAATTGCCCAATGTGTAGAAGAGATATAAAAACAATGGAAATCAAATGCCCGGAGATATTTAACGAATTCTGTGATAAATATTCCAAGTAAATAATTTTATAAGATATATGTAATTAAACAAGCCTTTTTTTATCAAATCTTCGTCACCTTACTCGCTACCGAAAAAAGCACCCTTACCAATTTTGAAGTCACTCAGACGAGTAATGGTATCACTATTTTTTTGTAATATTTCTTTACACCCTTAGTAATTTAAAACGCCGTTTTTTATATATTTTTGATTTGAAAATTATATAAAAATATTTTGTAATAACAAACTAAATGAATATTGAAGAATTAATTAATAAAAACAAATTATTGGAAGATGAGAATAAAACATTAAAAGAAAAACTAAAAAATTACACAGCACCTTCGCGCAGTAAAACTTATTATGAAAATCATAAAGAAGATATCAAACAAAAAGTAAAAGAATATAAGGAAAAAACTAATTATGTATATGAAGTTTCTCCTGAAAAGAAAAAAGAATATGCAAGAAAAGCATATTTGAATAAAAAAGAAAAACTAAAGAATGAAAAAGAAAAATCTATGGTAGAAAACATTTAGGCATTATATAAGTTTTTGCGTTAAAATTTATATAAATATTATCTTTAGTAAATATATAGAATGGTGAAAAAGAAAAAACCAAAAGACACATTCAAAGAGTTTAGGAATAATGAAAAACCCGCTTACAAAACTTTCAAAATACCACTCAAAACTATTCTTCTAAATCGTGATACAATACAACCTGTCATTCATAATTTAGTTTTTGAAATGAATAATTTAGTTATTCATACATACCAATTTATTCGGTTGTATATTTTGAATTGTTATACAAATAACGCCACATTGCCTATCATTGACGAAACTTTTATTTTGTATTGTATCAAATCGTTAGGTAGTCGCGATAATAGAGGGAAGAAATGTAAGGATACTGAATTATTAGAAATATTAGACACATTTTACAAAACCGAATATCAACCCTTATTGAACCACGTAAAAAACAATTTGAAAAATACTTCATTTTTATTACCCTATTTAGCAACGCAAATACATACATCTCTTCATAATAACTTTCAAGAACATTTCATTCAACATTTTCTACGATTTATCAATAAAACTACCAATGAAATTACTGAAGACAAAGTAACATTATTTCAATTCAAGAAACAATTATTAGAATTGAACGATACAGATGAAATGTTTTCCAACTGGAAACTCACTCATTTATCTCATATTTTACCAAGTGAAATTAAGAAAACAATACATTATGATATCAAAGTAAGACCATTTGAATATTTGAACGGAATGCTGTATATGAATAATGTATTAGAAAAAAAAGAAAGTAAATTATTCCAACCCTTACCATTACGAAATAATATTATTCCAAAACACATCATTATTGATACCGCCAGTTTGATAAACTTGTTTTGTCCAGAAAAAGATAAAGAAGGTAATAAAGTGAAGAAGGGTGAATTATTAAGTAATGTAAAAGATAATCAAAGTGAAGTATGGTCTAATATGTTAAATCTAAATAATAAAATATTCAAAAATAAACATTATCAATTTCATAATCAAATACAAACTGATGGAATTAGTTGTTGCTTATTATTTATCAGAAAAGATTTGAAAGATAAAAAATGGGGAAGTAGAATGCCTGTATTACAAGAACAAGATTTTTACAATATCGAAGATTTATCAAAGGAACAGTTAGATAATTTGAAAAAGCGAAATATTGTAGGTTGTGACCCAGGTAAGCGTTCATTAGTTTATATGATGGATAAAAATGGAAACAAATTACAATATACAGCACCACAAAGGAAACGAGAAAGTAAAGTAAAAACAAATCAACGGATATTATTATTAGAACGAAAACGAAAAGGTATTGTTGAAAAAGAAACTAATTTATCGTTTCAAAATAGTAAATCCGTTGATTATGAAAAGTTCAAGACATATTTAGTTGAGAAAGATAAACTTAATAAAGAAACAATCGATTTTTATAAACGAGAAGTATGGAGGAAAATGAAGTTTCGTCAATATAGTTATAGTAAGAAAAGTATAGATACATTTTTGAATAAAATCAAAGAAACATTTGGGGAAAATATTCTTATTGGTTATGGTAATTGGAGTAGAAGCACACAAATGAAACATTTTATGCCTACAATGAATAAAGGATTAAGAAAACTAATCCATAAGAAATATGATACTATTACTATAAACGAATGTAATACAAGTAAAAAGTGTTGTGATTGTAATAATGATTTGGAATATTACAAGGATAAAAAAGGGGATAAAGTATTTAGATTATTGGTGTGTTCTAACTGCGTGAGTTGCGAAAACAAAAAAATCGTATTTAGAACAAGAGATGCTAATTCCTCAATAAACATAATGAAATTAACAAGTTGTTGGATAGACAAACAAGAACGACCATTATGTTTCCATATTTCGTCTTTCACATCTTCAAGTAAAAACAAGGAAGATGAAAAAGTAAGACCATCGTAGGTGAAACTCCTACTATTGATTTTATACCCTTGGATATTTTTTACTCTGTAAAACGGCGTTTTAAATTACCGAGGGTGTAATCAAATCTTTAATCGAAATCATTCCAATGAATTCTTCGTTCTTATCATCGATCACTAATAAATGGCGAATATCTTTGAACATCATTTTATTCATACACGTTTCAACTGTATCATCTTTTTTAGCGATAATAATATTAGGTTCATAGGTACATACTTGTTTGACTCTGGTATCTTGAAAATTTCTATCCAAGGATGCTACACGTTTGATATAATCACGTTCTGAAAATACACCGACTACTTTATTTGATGCATTCGTTACCGCTAAGCAACCAATATTGAAAGCACTTAGTCGAATGACCGCTTCTTTCACACTACTTTCTTCATTGATTTTGAAATCTATTTTATAATAGCAACTACTTTCGAAGACATTCATTGCCGAAATTGTACCCGCTTTGGTGGATATTGAACGACCGGATGTTCTGAAGACACTAGATAACATAATAATAATACCATAATATTCGCCTAGTTTTTATATTCTTTTTCCATATATAGTTGAAGTTCAAATTGAAGTTCAAGTATAGATACTTTTATATGAAATTATTTATTATCAAAGCGAATTCGTAACGAACTCTTAAGAAAATTGAATTATAATATCGTAATAAAAAGATAATATATTATAACATACGAAGCGAATCACCAAAAATGGACTTGACACAATCAAAATTATCACGTGAAGAATGGGAAAGTATTGAATCCCCGATATCGGTGGATGAAAAACATATATTAAAAATGATTATCGATGGATACGAAAACATAAACATTCGTTCAAACCAACATCAATCCTTATATTCATTTGTAAAAATAGAAATCACACCCGAAACCGAATACTTTTTATACCAAAAGTATTTCGAAAAATCGATGAATGAAATCATAGAAAAATATGGAAAACCATTCAATATACGAGTCGATGATACCTTACACGGGTCATCCATAAAACGCCTGAAAAGTGCTGATAGTATTCGTATTCAAAATATGGATAATAATATAAATCAAAATACATCACAAATATATGAATATTTAATTATAGAACTATTACATGAATTATTAAAAAATCTTATAAAAAAAAGCCCTACATATGCATTCTATTTATATACTCTTTTACAACTACGAAAAACCACGATAACGAATATAAATAAGTACGTAATGGAAATCACCAATAAATTAGTGGACGTTATATCAAATCATACAAATATCAGTAACATTATCGAAAATGCTTATGAATTCATTGAGCAAAACAAATATTTATTAAAATACGAAGATAAATCATTATTCTCACATCAAAAAGACCTATTTACATTTTGTAAAAATAATTATGGTAAGTCAAAATTAGTATTATATACCGCTCCAACAGGCACCGGTAAAACTCTTTCTCCCATCGGATTATCAAATCAATATCGTATTATATTTGTATGTGTAGCCAGACATATTGGGTTAGCACTCGCCAAATCAGCGATTTCAATGGAAAAAAAAGTGGCTTTCGCATTTGGTTGTGATACCACCAGTGACATCCGATTACATTATTTCTCTGCTGTAAACTATACTAAAAATAAACGTTCAGGAGCCATTGCAAAAGTAGATAATAGTGAAGGTTCGAAAGTAGAAATTATGATATGTGATGTACAATCCTATTTATGTGCAATGCATTATATGTTAGCATTCAATAAAACCGATGATATTATTACCTATTGGGATGAGCCTACCATCACGATGGATTATGAAAAACACGATTTACACGCTACGATACATAGAAATTGGTGTGAAAACAAGATACCGAATATGGTATTATCGTGTGCTACACTTCCCAAAGAAGATGAAATAGGAGAGGTTCTTAATGATTTTCGAATGAAATTCGATTGTGACCAAATACATACGATTACGAGTTATGATTGTCGTAAATCCATTCCTATATTGAATAAAGATGGATATTGTGTATTACCGCATTTATTATATTCAGAATATAACGAATTACAAAGATGCATTGGATTCTGTGAAGAAAATAAAACTCTATTGAGATATTTCGATTTACGTGAAATTATCCGATTTATTCAGTATATGGATGAGGAAGATTTTATTGATGAAACATATTCAATTGATACCTATTTTGAAGGAGGAATTATCGATATCACAATGAATTCAATGAAAAACTATTATTTACGAGTCTTACGCCAAATCAAGGAATCGGATTGGAAACCAATTTATGAAACTATGAAATTATCACAGGTACGTAAATATAAGGAATCCGTTATACGTAAAACGAAAAGTCTAGACAGCGCGATGAATACGAATACATTAAGACCTGATACAAATCCCTCTGTATTGACCCGAATGAATAGTGTATCTTCACCTAATTTACACCAAGAAGTCAAAACTACTACCAATGGAATATTGATAACTACCGCGGATGCTTATACATTAACCGATGGACCAACCATATTCTTGACAGATGATGTGAAAAAAATAGGTAATTTCTATATACAACAATCGAACATTTCACCTACTGTATTCCAGGCGATTCTAGCTAAGATAAGTAAAAATAATGAAATTGTACAACAAATAGAACATTTAGAAAATTTAATATTAGAAAAACAATCAAAAACATTTGATTCCACGAGTAAGAACCAAAAATCAGCCGGATTAATAAGTAAGTCGAATCAAAATAAAGATGTCGCTGGAGATGGTAGTCAAAGTGAACGATTAACACAAGAATCACAAAAATATATGGATGAAATCAATAAAATACGTAGAGAAATTCGTATGATTGCATTAGACCCGATGTATATACCGAATACCAAACCACATCAGGATATATGGGCACCCACGAGTGAAATTCATACGAATGCCTTCTTACCAAATATCGATGAAGAAACGGTTAAAAAGATAATGTTATTGGATATCGAAAATAATTTAAAGGTATTATTATTATTAGGAATCGGAATGTTTATGGAAAACCCGAATATTCACTATATGGAAATAATGAAACGATTAGCCGATACACAATGTTTATTTATAATCATTGCATCGAGTGATTATATATATGGTACAAACTATCAATTCTGTCATGGATTTATAGGAAAAGATTTGATGAATATGACCCAACAAAAAACATTACAGGCTATGGGGCGTATTGGACGGAATAATATACAACAAGATTATACCGTACGATTTCGAGATGATGATATGATAAAGCGTTTATTTCAAACACCCGAACATAATATAGAAGCAGTGAATATGTGTGTATTGTTTTGTTCAGAATAAATTACTAATATTTGGATTTACGATGTTTACGAGTTTTCTTTCCTTGTGTAGTAGTACAATCTGAAAATAAACCGGGGATAAATTTCCCGTGACGAATTTTATCGATATGATGTGGTAAAAGGTTTTTTTTCACGGTACCACAGCATTTACCTTTATGGTAACGACAAACACTTTTATAGCCTTTACCATTTTTGATACAGACTTTACGTATGGTTTTTTTACCATTATGATGTTTGATTTCGGTGTTATTATAATGAAAACGCCCTTTATGCATTTTTTACTGAGTATATAGTATATGAAAAGATATTTCGTTCAGCTATTTCATATTTTTATGATAGGTTCTCTCTTTTTATACGTGGGTATTCGAAGAACGGAGATACCTAAATTTCTATTCCAAATACTATTTGTGACTGGAATTCTAATCTTTTTATTTCATAGTTATAAAGCCTATAGACATTTAGTAAAGGGTGAATCCGGATGGGTCAATTATATTCATATGTTTTTGATAGCACCATTATTGGTGTATATTGGTTACCAGCAAGAAGAAACCAAACGTTTTGCTTTTGAGATCTTGATAATGTTGGCCTTTACGAGTATTGGATATCACGGCTATTATCTAGTAACCAGTGAAAAATAAATTCTATATATATAGTAAAAAGAATGAGTGATTATATAGTAGTGATACCCTCATATAAAAGACAGCATATATTACAAGAAAAATCATTGAAAACATTGATAGATGGTGGTGTGAGTCCATCGAAAATCCATATTTTTGTAGCGAATGTAGAAGAAGAAAAGGAATATGAAAAGGCGATACCAAAATCGATGTATGGTAAAATCATCGTGGGGGTAAAAGGTATTACCAAACAAAGAAAATTCATCATCAAGTATTTTCCCGAAGGTAAAAAAATAGTATCCTTAGATGATGATGTAGAGGGGATATTTCGTGCCAAAGGAACGACCAAATTAGTGAAAATAAAAAAGGTGGATACCTTTTTTAAAGAGGCCTTTCAGTGTTTGGATAAAGAAAAACTATATTTATGGGGAATTTATCCAGTCAGTAATCCATTTTTTATGAAAAACAATATCACTACCAGTTTAAAGTTTATTTTAGGAACGATGTATGGATTTATCAATCGCCACGATTCGAAATTGCAACCATCATCAGAGATAAAAGAGAAGGAGGATTTCGAACAAAGTATATTATATTTCCAAAAAGACGGAGGAGTATTAAGATATAATAATATTACTATCAAGACTAAATTTCATTCGGATGGTGGTCTAGGAAAAAAGACAAAAGAACGATTTGAATCAAATGAACACGCCGCACAATATTTAGTCAAAAAATATCCTGATATTGTTACGGTATTTCATCGTGAAAATGGTATGGCGGAAGTTCGCTTACGTAATGTAAAGACCGATAATAATAAAACAATGAAAAAGACCGCATCTAAACTGCGAAAAACACAAAAATCAAACGAGCCACTGGAAGAATAAAACAGCTAATAATATGGTATTCCAATAACCTATATATGTATATAAATAACAATAAGCAACAGTACCATTATTAATAAAAGAAGCCAAAGCATTTTCTTCTTGTGATTTCAAAAACAGGGTTCTCATCGTGGAATTATATTTATAATGTAAATATTTATAGAATCTCGAAATGGGTCTGGGTAAAAACTCCGGCGTAACAATATAATGTAATTTTAATATAATACGGTCAGAATTATCGTCAATTGCCGAATCTTTTCGGATATAATGGACGTCGCGGTTATAATCGAACGCAATATATTCATTCGTTAGAATACGATAAGATTCATTATGAAAGGGGAAATCAGTAAAAACACTAGAATTACCTTTTATGGCGACAATGGTTCTCAAAACAGTACAAAACGGTAGTAAATGAAAAGGACCATCGATATGCATTGTTTCAAATACTTTATCCGACCCAGAAGCGCCTATACTCGAAACATAGAGTTCATTCATGTCATCTATGGTTTCTACTCTCGAATTTTGAAAATGTTGTGTTAATATATTATATATTTTACCATATTTTATAGTATCGATAGAATTTTGTATAACAATACCATTATCTAATTCATATTTATGGAATGTTTTTTGTTTATCTAAGTCAAGCTCATTTATATATTTTTTTATAATAGTTAATGAATATATTTCAAATTTATCAATCAGAATACCGACGAGAGGTTGTTGCATTCTATATTATATGCTTCTATAATATATTATACTATATTTTTTATTTTCTTTTCCTTATACATAATATAAATGACTTCTGATAAAGAAAGTGTTTCTATACAAATAAAAAAAGTATTTGAAGAAAATGTTCTCGCTGACTTGAAACGATTTATTGAGAAACGCCAATGCCTCAATGAAACGAATATGATATTGATATATTTATTTCATATTGTTCAATCCGCAGGTATTCTAACCACCACTATTGCAACCGGGTATAATGTAAGGGAATACATATGGATTGGTGTGGGGTTGAATGTTTTAGCATCACTTATCAATGCAATTGAACGAACCAATAATAATATATCGAAAAAAATATTAGCGGATATACGCTCAATAAAAGATGGTAAATATGTGGATGAAGGAATAATGGTTGAATCAAAAAAATATTCACAAAAAAACACAAATGTAACTAGAGAAATGACTGCAACTAGTAATCATTTTAATGAACCATTACTAGATGATGATACGGAGGGCTCCACGAATACTTTATAGAGAATGCAGTATAACTCTTATTCACTTTCCTTCGCACTACGCATATTTTTCATCGTTTTACGATGTCTTTCATAAAACTTACGGGTTTTATTTTTGGTTCTCAACCAAATATTTTTACGTAAATAGCAGACAATGGATAATCGATATGATTCTTTATCTGCTGGTTTGATGGGTAAATTGGCGTGAGGTTGATGGACATCCATAAATAACATATCTCCGGTTCTCACATCGACACCAATACCATATTGTGGAAAGCAGGTTTCGCCACCATCATAATGACCTTTTTCAATGACCGCTAAATTACCAAATCCTTCTTCATCATCACCTTTATCGGTATGTACAGATGTTTGATAATTTACATTCGTGGTAACGGTGGTGAATGAGGTACCAGGAATTTTGAAGTGGGTTTGATTGGCTTTTTTACGTTGTTTTGCGTATTGGTCGGGAGTGAGTTTTTCATAAAGACTATCGATTTCTTTTATAAGAGGGATAGTTTTTTTATATTCTTCGGGATAATCCATATTGAAACGGCACTCACGAACATCTACGGAAGGGTATTTATTCAAACGTCTAAACATAACTTTTTGAATAGGCGACCAGCGGTCAAAAAAACCGAAGATATTGGACATTACTTTTGGATTTGTCCAAACACTTTTGTTTTTACTACCGGTAGCACTACCACGGTTTCCGGATACATTTTTGGCGAATTTGATAACATTATCATAAAAAGCATCGGTATTATCTTTTTTTAAAGCATTTTTTCTAAATCTTAATAGTAGTTTTCCTTCTGAAGTATAAACATCAGCGTTATGGTCTATAATCGTATCAATGTCATCTCGTTTCAACATTTTATTCATTTTCTTTTCCATTTTATCATCCTCATAGTCTTTTTCGACAGTATATATAGTTATATTTCCTTTTTTTTCTTTTTTTATAATAGTCATTTCTACTTACCATATAGGTAGAAATTATTATCACCCATCCAATAAAAAAAGGCTTTCGCCTCTTTTTTATTTTTTATTTTTATTTTTTCTTTAGATTTCGGCTTGGATAGTGACCGTATTTTGATTTTTCTTTTCTTGGCGACGACGCTTATTATCTTCACTTTTCTTTCTTTTATAATTAGGGTCGTTTTTTACTTTTTCATAATATTCTTTGGAACGCGACTTGCATTTGGCTTTATAATCAGGGTCATCCTTTTTTTTTTCATAATATGCCCTATTATATGAGGAAGAACCGGATTTAGGTTTGGCTTCTTGTTCTGCATTTTGGTTTGGTGAATTCGATTCCTCGACAAACGCCATATCCAATAAATCGGGTTCATCCTCAGATGACGCAGGAATGATATTCGCGGATTTAGAATCGAAGAATTTTAAGAATTCTTGAAAAGCTTCGATGTTGTTAAATTTTAATTCTTCTAATGTAAACACAGAAGAATCTGGTCTTTGAATTTTAATCGATTTGATTGACAACATTTTTGGTTAATGATTGGTTTTTTGGTTTGGATATTAAGAGTCTTTGTGAAAAAAGAGAATCAATTTTTTGACAAAGGTGAGTACAAAGAGAGTCAATTAATTTGAAAGATGTTCTCTTTTTTGACAAAGGTGAGTAGAAGATATAAGTTTCAATCAATAAAAAAGAGCAATTCTCGAGAATTCCATAAAAAATTGATAATGGATTGTTATATAATATTTGAAATAACCTATCTTACACCTTTTAACATTTCAAACGCCGATTTTAACGGCATAAAAAATAATTAATAAATGTAAAATCAACAGGCGTGCTTACTCTTATGAGGTTATTGCTTAACGCCGATTGTCTTACTTAACCCTGTCTTTTTGTTTCCACAGGTGAAAGACGATGCTTGAAACTGAAACTCTACTGGTCTTGTTTGGTTATGTATCCAACATTCAGTTAAGTTCAGTATATTTATTGCAGAATTCTTATCCCTTGTTCTAAATACGA